CCGTCCAGGCAGAGTGCCAGTGCCACAACCTCTCCTTTTTCAATCACCAGCTGCGCGCCGATCTCCTCCGCGCGCTGTGCACGGTCAAAAATCACCTGTGCCTCGCCAAAATCATTTACCAGACGGAAAGATTTTTCCATTTCTGATGACGCAAAGGCGTCCTCACCAAATTTCTGCAGAATGGACTTAAATTCCAGCTGCTTCATATACTGATATGCCTCCGGCGTATAAAGCGAATCCAGCTTCGCCTCCTCCAGCGAAAAACCAATCTCGCAATTGATGCGGATCGTTGCCAGATCCTTGCTCATCTGCGCCATGTCATAATGCTCCCGAAGCGCTTTCTGTGCGCGCGGCGGCTTTACCTCATCAATGTGTGCATACGCATTCTCAATGCTTCCGTAGGTGGTAATCAGGCTGGTTGCCGTCTTTTCACCGATCGATGGCACGCCCGGAATATTATCCGAAGTATCGCCCATCAGCGCCTTTACATCAATAAATTCGATCGGCGTCACCTGATACTCCGCCTTCACATCCTCCGGGTAATAGTCGCGTATCTCCGTCGTACCTTTCGAAGTACGCGGCATCCGAATCTTAATGTGCGTATCTGCAAGCTGCAGCAGGTCACGATCTCCTGATACGATAGAAACCTCCACGCCCTCCGCCGCACAGCGTTTCGCGATCGTTCCCAGAATATCGTCTGCCTCATACCCCGCCTTGGTAAGAATCGGCACGCCCATCGCTGTCAGCACTTCCTTCATCACCGGAACCTGCTCATGCAGCTCCTGCGGCATCGGTTTTCTCGTTCCCTTGTATGCCGCATACATTTTGTGACGGAATGTCGGCTCTTTCAAGTCAAATGCCACTGCCAGATAGTCTGCCCCCTCATCTTCGATCACCCGGAACATGATATTTAAAAATCCGTACACTGCATTGGTGTGGAGTCCCTTCGAATTTGTCAACTCCGGCACCCCGTAAAATGCCCGGTTGAGTATACTATGACCATCTATCAGCACTAATTTGCCCATCTGTTTCCGTCTCCTGTTCTATCACTTGTTGCTTTTTTCTATGGTGCCAGCCAAATCCTGACCTGCAGCATCACCGTCACCAATACCGCCATCACGCCCAGCGTATTGACCGCATACTCCATTTTCCGGAAGCGCCACATCCGGCGCACACGGGCATATGACTCAGCGATCCGCTTCTGCAGTGCGCCCATGATATCAAAAGTACCCGATCCGGTGTCCAGCTGTTTCAGTCCGACATCCACCATAAAATAAATTTCCAATTCTTCCTGACAGTTGCGACAATGTTCCAGATGCTCCAGAAACGCTTCCAGCTCATCCCCGCTCAGTTTATCCTGGATATACGGCGTCACAAGACGCTCCGCTTCCCGACAGGTCACAGACGCCACCTCCTTTTCCAGTCTGTCATTCCATATGAATTATCATTCACGCATGACGCGTTCATAAACCCATTTGAACCTAATCATACCTTATTTTAATGAAACACGCAAGCCCCTGCGAATGCTTCGCTTCTTAATTTCAAAACAAACAAAAAAACAGTTGCAATCTGTCTCCAATTTTGGTAAGATAAAAAGCGTCGATAGACAGCCGGCTTGTCGGAATGGCAGACGAGGTGGACTCAAAATCCATTGGTGGCAACACCGTGCGGGTTCAAGTCCCGCAGCCGGCATATTTGAAACCCCTTGAAAATATTGGATTTTTCCTTTATTTTCAAGGGGTTTCGGCGTTTTAGAGGTAAAACATGTAAATGTAAAAACAGGCTTTTTAAAGGTATTATGCAACACGAATGCAACACGAAAAAAGGACTATTTTTACATCACTTCACACATTCTGGATATGACCGTCCTCTGCTATCCGGTCAGCCGTAATCATCCAGCCGTCAGAATCAAACGCATACGCCTGTCCGTCAATCTGGCAGACTGCATCGTGCCGGTAGGTGTACCCACTCAGCAGATACCACCAACGCCCGTCCTGGCACACCCAGCCAGTAAGATACTTGCCAGACACCCAGCCGTCCGCAGTCTGGATCCACGGATCGCCGTCGGCAAAGCATTTATTAATTGGCTGCACACGCTGATCCTTGGTGTAGCGCTTGCCTGTGTCTGTACCTTTTGGAGTTGTTCGTATGATAAGTGAGGACGCAGTGACTCTCAACCCGCGTATGCCGCTCTTAATTTCTTTAAGATCGGTGATCACCGTTTTTGACTGTTCTGGTACCGTGCTGTTCTCCACCGCCCAGGTCTTTTTAAACGCCTCAAATGTCCCATATTTCTGTTTCAAAATCCCAGTACCGCTGCCCCAATCCGGCAAATATACGTGTGGCTTGTCTACGATGCTTTTCCAATCGCCTCCCCATGCAAGCCCCAGCTGCTTGGCGATCGCTCCAACCCGATTGAAATAATCTCCTGCTTCGTTGTATGCACCTTTTCCGTCAGCGCGGTAAAAATCCGCTGCGATGCCCCACTGGTGCTGACTGCTGTAGCTGCTGCCTTTTGCATTCGTGACAATACTGCCCGGCTGCGTGCGTCCTTGTGCATACAGAGCGTCCTGTTCGGCGACGCTCCGGAAAGATTCCCCGATTTTAATCGGCAAACCTGCACCGGCACACTTATCGACGAGCTGCGCAGTCAGGGTCTGGAGACGCGGATGGCATAATGTAATATCTCTCATAATCTCACTCCTCATAAATAACAGTCAGACCGTAAGCTACAGCCGCCTCGTGCTCTAACCGGCAGCCCCGCGCTTGTTCCCATCCTTTACAAAAATACGCCGCATGACACAGAGACATATTTTCCAGTGACTTTGCAAGGAAGCAAAGCGGGATCTGCACCACGCCGCGTTTCTCCATGTTTTCACGGTTGTACCACTCATCTGTAAACAGGGTATTCACGATCTCGTATCCCCGCGCCTCCAGCGCCTTGATCGCCTTTTCTCTGGTTGCGATAATTTCCTCATCCGTTTTTCCAGCCATCGGCTGAGATAACATTGCTTTCATCATTGATTTGTCCTCTTTTCTTTATAATATGTAAGGAGCGGAACTAGGTCCGCCCTGTTGCGATATCGCAATGGCAGCCATGACCCAGGCTGCCGCGGGAGATATCCGGATCACCTCCTTCTATGCATGGTTGTCTCCGTTTTCGCCTTTGCTGTCAATCTTGTTTTTAAGGACGGCTATGTATTTTGCAAGCCATTCCGGCACTGGTGCTCCCATGCGCCCGGCATTTTCAGTAATCGACAATGCCTCATTGAGTAAATACCAGACCGTTACCAGTAATGACAGCATCGTATTAGGCAGCGATGCTCCCAGCACACTTGATGTCTGGATAATAACGTAATCAATTACCATCGCCACCGCGATCACAAACAGATAAGCCACTTTTTTGGCGATCCCGATCGCCCCCTTGCGGCTACTCCACCCATAAGTCTTATCGTTTGGATGCTCCAACGCCTCCACCCTGCTTGCTGCCATACCGGACAGATAATCAATCACCATGAGAGCCAGAAGCAACCCCAGCAAATAAAAAGTAACTCCCAGCTTGTCGCTGAGGTAGGCCACCAATCCGGTCGCCAGCATCTGCATTGTTACGCACGCATTTCTACTCATCTTTCCACCTCCTCCGGATGTTCTTTCAGCCATTTTTCAGTCGCTTTTTTCCAGTAAGTCGGCACCTCTTCCAGTGTCATTTTCCCGCTTCTGATTCTTTTCCCATAAAACGCCCCCATTACTCTACACCTTCTTTCTCTGCCAGCTCGCTTGTCGCTGTTCCAAGATCATTGATCGCCTCATCTTGCACCGCCTGTCCCTCTTCCAGGGCATCCAAACGTTTTTCCGTATCGGTTTTCTCACGGAAAGAAAACGTGGTCTGTACGCCATCAGATACTTCCTGCGAGGTTTCAGATTCAAGAATCAAGTCCGTATATGTCCCGACAGTCATTCCAGCATTATTCTGGAATTTTACTTCTGCCAGATTTTCCGGAGTCAGTGTTTTCCAAGCCACCAGCATAGCATCCTTGCTGTCAAACTTGGCTGTCACCGCTGACAGGGATGCGCCCGTCTGCAGTTCGATTGTTGTGTTGTCTTTGAGAATCATTTTGTCCATGTTCTTTTCCCTCTCTTTCTTTTTTTGATATATAAATAAAGAGCCTTTCGGCTCAGTATTTTCAAATTCAGTTATTCTTTTAAATAGCGAGGTCTCTGCCCGCTGGAACAATGCCACACCTAAAACACTATGGATAAATGTAATTCCAAGCGCAATAAATACGGACTATAAATATCAGCACAATAGTTTAATCGGCGCAAATATGGTAAGTTTGGCTTTTGAATCTGCAGTATACGACATACTTATCTTAACAGGCAATGGTCGCACATATGGAACGACAGTGGCAAACACATTTACGGATGATCCTTATTGGAAAAGTACAATTCAGGCTTCGTTCGATTCGAATACCGGAACCGTAACGTTTCGTATCTTGTTCAAAGGTAGTTCACAGATATTTAATAATTTGGCTTTAAAAGCGGTTACGTATTTAAAAATAGGATAATATGCCAAAAGGTTGTCCCCATGAAATAGCGAAATAGGGTATATCCAAAATTATGATATAGATACATTATCATCTCCATCTCAATTAACTCATTCTGGTTATTATCAATTTGTAAATTGTAGTTCAACAGTTAATGATAATGCATCCACTAAATTTACAGATTATCAAATTGGAGACTTTGTAGGCTTATTAATTACGAGAAATGGCTATGCTACTTCAGATGCAGGTTGCCAATGGGGTACATTTATCATTACTTCACCTAGATTCACAAATAAGTTTTGGATAGGTCGAATTTGGGGATATAAGTTCGTAAATTTCATTAAAATTGGATCATAAGTTCAGATTATGAGAACATTACACATTATACTGGTAACAGGCGTGTCATTCAGAATTACAATGTGGATACAGCAGCTTGGAAAAAGTATGAATTTCAAATTACCATGAAATAGCGAGGCCTTATTTACCAATGCTCTTCATACTGTCAGTGCCAACGACAGTAACGGCATAAAAAATGACATGTATGCTAATTGGAATACTTTTAAAACTGGTGTAGCTGCACTTCTGTACCGAAATTCTGCCGAGGCATGGATCGGACTTATCAATAAATACGATAATGCTAAAGGAAGCGTTTTACTGATCAACTCCTGGGGCTCAATTAAAGTTTACCGACACTATGGAACCGTTTTAACTGACATATATGTGGCATCTTGAAATCGTAATTTAACCGTGAAAATCTTACCCATCTTCCGGGTCAAAATGCTGCCTGATCTCCTCTTCTCTCCGCTC